AACCTGCCGAAGGGCTCCGAAATCGAGTTCAAGTATGACGACAAGAGCCTCATGACCTCCGACATGGTCAAGATCCTCGGCCGTCAGCCGGCAGCCATCGGCGTCGTCGGTAACCTGTTCTTTGCCAAGGTAGCAGCTTGATGAAGGTGGTGCTGAAGCGTGACACTGCTGTCCGCTTCGCGGCGGGCACAGTGCTCGAGGTTGAGGAGAAGGAAGGCCTGCGGCTGATCGCTTTCAAGATCGCCGAAAAGGTTGAAGAACCGAAACCGAAAAAGACAACGAAGAGGGCGGCGAAATAACCGCCCTTTTTCGCGAAAGGAGAAAGCAATGGACGAGATTCTGAACAAGGTCAGAATGGCGCTGCGGATTACCACCCAGGCCTTCGATGATGAGCTGACCGACCTGATCAATGCGGGGCTGTCAGACCTCGGCATTGCAGGAGCAAACGGGGAGAACGTGGTGCTGACTGATCCGCTCACGATTCGGGCGATCATTACCTACTGCAAAATGAACTTTGGCGAGCCCGATGAGTATGACCGCCTCAAGCGATCCTATGACGAGCAGAAGGCTCAGATGAGCATGGCGACGGGGTGGACAGTATGGACAGAAGCAACGTCTTAACGCTGATCAAGACAGTCTATGTGGCCGATGAGCTGGGCGTGCAGAAGTCAACAGAGACCGCGAGAACGATCTTCTGCGACGTGTCGAGCGTTACCCTCAACGAATGGACGGAAGGCGGCAGGATCGGACTTAACCCCGAGCTGCGGTTCACTGTCTTCCTCTACGATTACGACGAGGAGACGATCTGCGAGTACAACGGCAAACGGTACGCAATCTATCGGACTTATATCGGCAGAGATGATACCATCGAACTCTACGCTGAACGGCGCCAGGGTGACGTGAATGGCTAACGCGGGCCAGGTCAAGCCTGCCATGCTGCAGCAGGCCATCAACGAGATGCTGAAGGACTACAACGACGACGTCCGGGAGCAGTTCGAAGAAGTGCTTGAGGATGTGGCCAAAGAAGCGACGAAGAAACTGAAGGCGGACAGCCGAAGCCTTGGCTGGGCAAAATACGCCAGGGGCTGGACGAATGCCGGCAACCGGACGCAGTCAAAATTTGCCTATCAGGAGTACGTCATTCACAACAAGTCGGAGTATTATCTGACGCATCTGCTCGAGTTCGGGCACGCCAAGCAGAACGGAGGAAGGACGAGAGCCTTCCCGCACATCGCACCGATCAACGAGTGGGCAGAGCAGGAGGTTCTGGAGGAGTTACAGAGGAGACTATGACATTTAGAGAGATCTATGACGCACTGGTCACTTCCGGGCTCCCGGTGACCTATCTGCAGTGGCACGAGGGGCAGGCTCCGGCGCTCCCTTACGTTTGCTATTACTTCCCAAATTCTGACAACATGGCGGCAGACAACTCTGTCTATCAGAAAGTCAACGCCATCAATGTCGAACTCTACACCAAAACAAAAGACCCCGACACTGAGGCGGCTTTCGAGGGTGTTCTTGCATCCATCGGGATCGTCTGGGAGAAGTCGGAGACTTACTTAAACGATGAGCACATGTTCGAAGTGCTCTACGAAAGCGAGGTAATTATCAATGGCTAATAAGGTCAAATACGGCCTCAAGAACGTCTATTATGCTATCGCCACAGAAGGCACTGGCGGCGTTCTGACATATGCGGAGCCGGTCGCATGGCCGGGCGCTGTCAGTCTGTCTCTGGATGCCCAGGGCGAAATCAGCACATTCAGAGCTGACAACACTGATTACTGGAAGGGCAACAGCAACAGCGGCTATGAGGGCGACTTCGAGAGCGCTCTGATCCCGGACTCCTTCCGGACGGATGTGCTCGGTGAAGTGGCCAACCAGCAGACCGGCATCACCGCAGAATATGCAGGCAAGCCGACTGTCGAGTTCGCTCTGCTGTTCCAGTTTGAAGGTGACCAGAACGCGACACGGCACGTCCTCTATCGTTGCGTGGCTACACGTCCGAGCGTAAGCGGCCAGACCACAGACACAGCAATCGAGCCACAGACCGAGACTATCACGATCAGCGCTATGCCGCGGATCAATGACGATCTGATCAAGGGACGGGCAGAAAGCACTGCCACAGCCTACGCGAACTGGTTCACTGCTGTCCAGGAACCGCACGCATAAGAGGAGAGAACAATGGAGAAGACCATCACCATCGGCAACAAAGCCATCGCCTTCAAGGCAACCGGGGCGACTGCTCTCCGCTACCGCTCAATGTTCAATGACGATCTGATCACCAAGATGATCAAGTTGGGCAACGCGGCGGCAAACGGTGAGACGGTCAACTCTGACGATCTGCTGACGCTTGAGCGTGCGGCGTTCGTTATGGCAAAACAGGCAGGCGACGAGACGAAGACACTCGAGGACTGGCTGGATCAGTTCGAAATGTTTGAAATCATCGAAGCACTGCCCGACATCATGGAACTGTGGGGCCTGAACATGGTCGCCACGTCAGAAGCAAAAAAAAAGTAAAGCAATCCGACCGCCAACTCAACACGGCGGTCTTTTTGCTTAGGTGCGCCGAGGTTGGCCTGTCCATGGCTGACCTCGACCTTCTGACCGTCGGCATGGTGATCGACATGTTCACCGAGAAAGCCAACGATCAGGAAGAACCGAACACAGTCAGAAAAGCAACACAAGAGGACTTTAACAAGTTCTAGAAGGGAGGAGAACCGTGGCAGGTAACAGGATCAAAGGCATCACCATCGAGATCGGCGGCGACACGTCCAAACTGTCCGATTCACTCAAGAGCGTTGACAAGTCGCTCAGAACGACGCAGTCACAACTGAAAGACGTCAACAAACTGCTCAAACTCGACCCGACCAATACCGAACTCTTGCGGCAGAAGCACGATCTGCTGGGCAAGGCGGTCAACGATACCAGGGAGAAGTTAAAGCAGGAGGAAGAAGCACTCAAGCAGCTCCAAAGCGCAGGGAACACAGACGAAACCCGCGAACAGCAGGACGCACTGCAGCGGGAACTCGTCGAGACCCGGAGCAAACTCGGAGAACTTGAGAACGAATACAGAAAAAGCGAGCCGACTCTGGCAAAGTTCGCGGCGACCTCTCAGCAGGTAGCGGAGAAGACGAAGCGGATCAGCCAGGCAGCGGCAGGACTCGGCGCGGCACTGCTGGGCAACGCCTACAAGGCAGCCCTTGCGGCTGATGACCTGAACACACTCAGCCGGAACACGGGCATTGCTGTCGAGGAACTGCAAAAGATGCAGTACGCCTCCGACACGATCGACGTCTCTGTTGACCAGATGGCCGGATCTCTGAAGAAGTTGACCCAGCAGATGGGCAAGGGCTCGGACGTGTTCGATACTCTGGGCGTGTCAATCTACGACTCAAACGGCAACATGCGCGACGCTGTCGAGGTGTGGTACGACTCCCTCGAGGCTCTCTCACACATCAGCAACGAGACCGAGCGCGACACTATCGCCATGGAACTCTTCGGCAGGTCCGCGATGGATCTGTCCGGGATCATCGACGACGGCGGCCAGGCACTGCGTGAAATGGGGCAGGATGCCGAAGACATGGGGCTGATCATGTCCGGTGATGCTCTTGCCTCAGCCAACGAGTTCAACGATGCTATTGACCTGCTGAAGGCGAGAACCTCGGCGGCGTTCCTCAGTGCTGGGGCAGCTCTGGCGACGTCATTGGCTCCTGCTCTTGAAAAACTTGTGGACAAGATCAGCGGCGCCTTGAAGTGGTTCGCTGAACTTGATGGGAGCACCCAGACGCTCATCCTGACGATTGCCGGGATTGTTGCGGCGATCTCTCCGCTTGCGTCACTGTTTGCCAACGTGACCACGGTGGCCGCTGGCTTCTCGGCGGCTTTGGCTTTCATCGCAACCCCGGCAGGAGCGGCGATCCTGGCTATTACCGCGCTGATCTCGGCGGGCGTGGTCCTGTATAAAAATTGGGACGCAATCAAGGCCGAAGTGAAGAAGATGAAGGACACGACCGTCAAGAACTTCACCGACATGAAGAACGGCATCACGAACCTGATCAACGCCATCAAGAACGCAATTACAAACGTGTTCAAGGCAATTGTCACGACGGTCACCAACGCAGTCAAATCGATGAAGGACGCAGTGGCCAACACCGTCAAGGCTATGAAGGATGCAGTGATCGGCACGTTCAACGCACTGAAGGATGGCATCAGCAACGCCATTAATTCCGTTTACAGCGCAGTCACAAGCACGTTCAATAACATCGTCACCACCATCAGCAACGCGGCAAATTCGGCTTACAATGCGGCCGTGGGCGTGTTTAATTCGATGAAGGACGGGATCTCCGGAGCAATCAGCGGCATTGTCGGAACTGTGTCGGGAGTGTTCAATGGTGTCCGGGATGCCATCAGCGGAGCAATCAACTCGGCACGGGACGCGGTCACGGGTGCGATCGACACGATCAAAGGCGCGTTTAACTTCTCTTGGAGCCTGCCACATATCAACATCCCGCACTTCAGAGTGCACGGTGGCGAGCCTCCCTATGGTTTCATGGGGCAGGGCACTTTCCCGTCGATCTCGATCGATTGGTATAAAAAGGCATATGACGCCGCGGTCATGTTCAAACAGCCGACTGTCTTGGCTACTCCGAACGGCTTCAAGGGATTTGGAGACGGCAATGGTGCGGAGATCGTCATCGGTGAGCGCAAACTCCGGGAGATGCTCGGAGGTGGCGGCGTGACGATCAACATGACCGTGAACGGCGGCAACGGAGTCAGTGCAAGCGAGCTGTCTGACATCGTCATCGACAAACTCACAGCAACAATCAACAGGAACAGACAGAGGTGGTAATATGCTGAAGAAACTCTATTTGAACGACATCGACACGAGCACGATGGGGATCTGGGCGACTTCTGACACCTATCTCTCAGCGCCTTCGATCGACTTTGTGCCCTACACTGTCCCGGCAGTGTTCGGCGATCAGATCCAGTACAACAGGCGCTTTAACAACATCATCCGAAGAATTGACTGCCTCATCAAAGAGGACGCTCAGGACAACATGGACGCCCTGAAAAAACTGATCTATTCGTCTCCGAGGTACATCAAGATCGCCACCGACTACGAGCCGGGCACCTATCAGATGGGCTATCTGGCTCAAGAGATCGAGGCCGTGCCGTTCCGGAAGGATGACGCTCTGACCGTGCAGTTCAGCCTTTACTTCTCCTGCAAGCCTCAGAAATTCTTTAATACCCTCGGCACGGGCAATATCGACCCCGAGCCGAACCCCGACGTAGTCATTAAGAACCTCCGGGGCGTGGTCACAGCGAAAGATGCACTTTGCGCCGAAATCCTGAACATGATCCCGGAGGGCGATTGGCCAGAGGACGAATACTTTCTTATGTTCACCCTCTCCGATTTGGATATTCACGGCGTTTCAGCAGGCTTCGACGTGACGGCGACCAATTCTGACGGGTTTGTCGCAATCGGTTGCTTCACATCTGACGAGGATGCTCCGTCATGGGATAACCTCGACCCGATTCGGCGGGCTGTGTACTACTCGGCAGAGGGATCTGCAAGTGGCAGTTTCACCTATCAGTACACATCCGACATGATCGGTATCTTGGTGCTTGTCCCGTTCTCTCCGACCGCAGTGATTGCCGCATCGTCAACGAATGTCACAAGAACAATCTCAGCGGATCTGAACGACTTCAGCGTGAGCATCTCAAACGAGAACGCTGTCGGAATGACTGCGGACGTGGTGACGCTGGACGTTCGCTTGCCATATCTGAACAACCAGGGCGCGGTCGAAAACGCTTATTTCATCACGGGGTTGACGGGCGGCGTTCGGCAATTTCTTACGAAGATCACCATCCCGCTCAACAAACTGACGGAGGCAGAAAGGAACAGCCTCGATAAGTATAAAGAAGGATTTAGAGACCCCGGCTATGAGCCTGTTAATTGGATCGATTACGCACGGGTAAGCATGGACGCAGAAATGAACGCGCTGGCGTCTAAATTCCCTTTCGGCAAGTATGTCGAGGTGGACGGCGACCTGTTCGGGCTTTGTGACGAGGTCTATATTACCCTTGTCAAGTTCCCAAGCACTGCCACCCAGTACGTCGGCCAGGCTCTGGCGTTCGACGCAAAAATAAGGTGGTGGAAGGTATGAAACCGAGACTCATGGAACCCGATGCCACGATGTTCGACACGCTCGGCATCGGGGCACTCTCTCCGATCTCCTGCAATGTGGTCGAGGAAATCAACGGCACCTATGAGCTGAACATGGTCATGCTCGTCAACGATCCGCTCATGGAGAAGGTGCAGATCGGCTCAATCATTGCAGCCAAGCCGAACAAGACCGACCCCGTGCAGGCGTTTTGCGTCGAGCACATCGGCAAGGCGATCAGCGGAGAGATTGAGATCTACGCCACCCACATCGTGCAGTTCCGGGGGAAACTGATCCCGGTCAACAAATTCACGGCGAACGGTCTGGCGGCGGCAATCACAGCCATCGCCAACAATTCCCTCGAAACGAATCCGTTTACGATTACCACAGACAAGACCTCAAGCGCAACGATGAAGCAGGACGTCCCGCACTCTTTCCGGGAGTTGCTGGGCGGCACCGAGGGCAGTCTGATCGACACCTACGGCGGCGAACTGTACTATGACAATTTCAACGTGAAACTGCTCTCCCGCAGAGGATCGGACGAAGGCGTTGAGATCATGTACGGCATCAACATGACCGAGTTCACCCAGGAATCGGAGTTTTCATGGAATGGGTCGGCGACAGGGGTCAAGCCTTACTATTTCTCCGATGACGGTTATGTCACCTCGGCTGTGAAGTATTCGCAGTATGCCGACCTCTTCCCGTATAAAAAGACGGTGGCCATGGACTTCACCGATCAGTTCGAGAGCCTGCCGACAGCCTCACAGGTTGCGCAGCTCGGGCAGTCATGGATCAACAACCGAGGACTGCCAGCCGTCAATTTGACGGTCGCTTTCGACACTCTGGGCAACAGCGAGAAGACGAAGCGGATCGCCATCGGCGACACCGTGCACGTCAAGAACTCGCTTTATGATGTCGATTACACCTCGAGGATCATTGGCACAGACTTCAATGTCCTCACTGAGGAGTACAACACGATCACGATCGGCGACATGAAGGACACGGTCAATGATGCGATCTCGTCGCTGATGGACACGGGTGACACTCCGAAGGGGCTGAACATCTTCCCGGTCGGCTCGGTGGTCATCACAAACACAAACAGCGCCCCGTCCTATGAGGGAGAGTGGGAACTGTTCGATAAGGATTTCAAAACGCTCTTCACCTCATCGGTCGCGGATTACTTCACCCTGAACACGACAAACATGACTTCGGTCGCTGCGTTTGTCCTGGCGACATCCGGAAAGAACATCTCGATCCGCTTACGCTTCGTCAACAAGGTCGCCATCAGTGACACGAATCTCGTTTTCGGGCAGTTCGACATTGCGGCGCTCGGGATGTCTAACGCATATCAGATCTATTTCACAGCGCAGACAGACACGGGCAACGGTCTCCTGGCTATGGTGCTCGCGGCAAACGGTAACCTCCGATGCGATGAGGTTGTCACGAAGGCGAGCAACGGCACCATCCCGGCAGGCTCACAGATCGACATGTATTTCACCTACACGGCCAGCATGAGCCACATGAACGACAGCGCCTGTGATCGGTTCTACTGGAGGCGGACAGCATGACCCCGGAACAGTTTTACGCTGAAACCGTGGGCAAGCGGATCGACGTGGACGGCTATCCAAAGGGCCAGCCGTACCAGTGCATCGACCTTTTCCGCTATTGGGGGCAGTTGAACGGCGTGCCAGTACCAGCAACACCCGACAACCGGGCGAGCGGTTACTGGACATGTAAGAACGAAAAAGGGAAACTTGTGCCAGCCGTGGCCGAGTGG